TTGGTGACCAACGCGAGAACGGTATCAACCATGCTCTTTCCGAGAGCGTGGGCCGCTTGCGCTGCAAAGCGCTCGACCAAGTTGATCGAGGAGCTGGTGCGCTCGTCATCATTCAAAGCGTACGAGACGTGTTTGAAATTTGAGAGGGTCACGGCGACATCCGTCTGAGTTGCATCGCCAGCCACGTATCCGGCCGTGCTGGAATAATCCGAGGCAGACTGGATCGAGACGGTGTGGGTTATGATCGCGTCACCCTTGCGGGCGGTAGCGTCCGAGAAATCGGAAACGCCGGAAGCGATCCATGAGTAGTTTTCAACCAGCAATTCGAGAGCACGTTGTGCTACGACTTTGCCGTTGCTCGTTGTTGCGAGGCTATTTGCCATAGTTCTATCCTTCTTTCTGTATTATCGTGCGAGCTTGATTTGGTTGAAAATCTCCGCCGCACGACGGGGATTCTGTTCCGCGTTAAACTTCGCGAGAAGTTCATTACGGGAAAGGGGTTTGGCTTCGCTGATCTCGACGGGCTGGGTGCCTTTGCTGGCTTCCAACTCAACGGTCAAGCGAGCGAGCTTGGTTTCTAGGGCGACGATCTTGTCGTTAGATTCCAGATTGGCGCTGACTTCAGGGGCAGGAGCCGCTTCGACAGCAGGCGCTTCCACAGGGGCGGGAGTTTCCACAACAGGCGCTTCCTCGACCACGGCCTCAAACTTGGCAGCAAATTTGCTGACGAGTTCGTCGATGCGGGCAGAGAGAGCGGCGATGGCCTGCTCGGCATTAAACGCCGGGGCCGCCGGTGCTTCGGGCGCGGCTTCGATAACCGGCGCTGATTCTTTGACTGATGTTTCCATATTAAGCGATTTACGTGTGTCAACCCGTGCGGAATAAACGCCTGTAGGATTGGCTGCGGGAGTGGTCACGAGATCGACAGAATAGAGCGTGCTGACGTCAGCCAGTTGGGTGCCGTCCTCTGCCATCCTGGGCACGCCACTGAAACTGATGGAGAATCCGATCTGCCCAGGAAGCGTGCCGATTAGTTCGCTGAAATAGGCAAAGCCTTCGTGGCTTTCAAATAAGGTGAGATCCGCACGGACACGGCCGCCGTCTAAAGTAAAGTTTTCTAGGTATCCGATTATGTTGGAAACGCTAGAGCTGTGGTCGGAAAGTACCTTGACCTGACCTAGATCGTTACCAGCCTGGACAACTTGTTCCAGCGTGTCTGCGTCAATGACCATCCCGTGACCCAAAGCAGGGCCAGCGGTGATGACGGAAATTCCCTTAAATAGTTTTTGAGCCATGCCCGCGCATGGCGTGTCAAATTAGTTGCGTGAGCTTACGGGGCTGGGAAAGTATGGCTGATAAGTGACCGGCGTTCCGCCTGATGGGGGCGGAGTTTGATTGCTATTTATGGCAGTCATAATTGCGTTAGACAGCTCAACGGCATACTGCTTTGTTTTCATGGTTAGCGTGTGGTTGTTCATGCCGCCGAACTGAAGGGATACATACCAATGATAAGTAAGTGTTTTCTTAATAACGTACAAACCAAAGACTGCAAATATACCAGCAGCGATGTAGCTGCGTGTGCAAAGAAATGTCGTGGCAAGAATCGCAGCTATAAAGAAAAGCAACATCCCAAAAAACGTGGAAACGCCATCCTCTTTTTGATAGTAAGAAACCCCAATTACTTGAGGCACGGAGAAGGCTTGATTATGCGGAGCGCCAAAAACGATCATTTTCTGCGTCACACGAATTGTGCCGTCATCATAAAAGACAGCCTCTGTGGATTCTTCGTTGGGAGTTAGGTCAGGCTGGTCAAACTGTATCCTACTGCTCATTCCACAAGCCTGCTCCTACCCAGCAGGCTTAATCAACTACTTTCTCTTTTTTGTTTTTGGCTTTGCCCCGATCCCGATCGCCTTCACCACCATATTCATCTCTTTTGGGGTAAGGTTAAAATCTGGCTCGTCACGCATGGTGAAAGTTTCCGTGGTAGGAACTGATGCCTGCACTGGCTGAATCGCTTCCGCAAGCTGGGGCTGAACGGTGGTATCCTCTGGCAACGGTGCGGCCGGTGGCGTGGCAGCCACGGGCTCAGCAGGAGCTGCGGGTGCGCCAGTAATCTGCACGTCTGCCATAGTTAGCCCAGCTTCCTGTGCCTTTTGCTTAATGTAGATCTGCTCGGCAATCTTCTGATTTACGATCTCCTGCCAATCCGATCCGCGCTCGGCGCTAATATCGGCCAGAGTTTTAATTCCAATTTTTAGATCTTCCCGATCGGCGGCGCTGTCCCGGCCGGCGTCGATCGTGGTGCGGGCTGGGGTGTGATACACCGCTTCCCACCACATCGCCATACCCTTGGGCGGAGTCAGATCGCCACGTTTAATCGCCTTGGCCAGTGCCCACTTGCGAACCCGTTTCAGCATCTGCTCGATCACCGCATCGGAAATCTCATCGAATCGGCGTTGTGCCTGGGCGAGAACGAATCGCTGGCTGGGGCCGGTCAACTCATTAGGCGACCAGATGTAAGCGTAGGGTACGCCAAGGCCAGACGCCACTGCCCGGATGTACTGATCCATGTGCTGCTGCAAGTTTTGGCTGGGTCGATCGTTTTTGATCTCACGCAGCGTCTTGCCCATCGGGACGTTGATCAAGGCACCACCACCGAAAAGGTTGTCGGTCGTTAGGTTTGTTGAATCAGTCTCTGTCGGGTTAAAGAATCCAGGGCCAGAGTTAGTCGTGGATTCGATTGCCATTCCGATCTGCCCTGCCCGCTTACAGGCCAGCATCTCGTAATCCAGAATCTCGTCCCGATCCAGTAGCAGATTGATGCACGATGCGAGCTTGGATAGCGACCGCACTTCGTCTGCCCTGTCCCGCTCTGCCAACAAAATCAGATCTGCGGCCTGCACCTCTGTGAACGTGTCGCCGTTTATGCCGGTGCGAATGTAGTAGCTCAAAGGCCGCCCAAACTTGTTCATCCGAACGCCGTCGAAAATCTTGGCGTCGTCCTTTACGTAAGATGGGGTTTCACAGCGGTGCCCTTCGACCATTTGCAGCATCGGCCAGCCGTCACCGTTATCAGTCAAAAGTATGAAAATTTCATTATCCCGTAGCATAGTGCGGGTGGCCACTTGCTGCATCGCTTGGTAAGTGAGGATCCCGCGCACGTCACAAGAGCCTTCCCACATCGCCAACCACTCCTCGGTAGCCTTGTTCCAGCCCTCGTCCTTTGTGCGTGCCTGGCATTTGATGCCGGCGCCAATCGCGTTCCGCGTCATCGTATCAATCGCCCCGCGAACGATAGCACTATTGTAACAAAGCCAGCGGGATAGTGCGGCGATCGATTGCCGGGATGCGGAGCTAACATCTAGCTTTGTGTCGGCCAGTTGGGCATCTACCCAGCGGCGTTTGCGTGGATCGTGCCGGGCGGCATTAACCATGCGCGACCAGCTTGAAATCACTTTGCCGACGATGTCCATTTTAGTAGGTGGTTTCCTTGAACCTCGGGTAAGTGACCAGGCTCTGATCGCCTGTGAAGATTGCGGCCACCTCAGCGTCGTTCTTCCCCTGGATTAAGCGCCAGCCGTCCAGAGCTGCTTTCGCCACCTCAACGGGAGTGATGCCGGCGGTGACTTGGTAGCTAAACGATTTGCCAGCCACGCTTGCGTTAATCATTGTCCGGCCTCCGTTTTGAAAAACGGTTGCCTGCCCAGCGGCAATAGACTCCAAGGCCAGCAGCAACGCGGTTGCGTTTTTGCTGCTCTGAATCCAAAGGGAAAAAAGGAGAGCACGATCCACGACTCCGTTCCCATCGTGTCAATCATACCTTCGCCTCCTGTGCCATCGCGGCCTCGGCCTGAATCACCTTGCCCCACACTGCAAATCCAGCCAGGTAAGTTTCGCAATCGTATAAGTGGTCTTGCCTACCTTTTACCCTAATCCACTCATAAACGTCCTTGCCGGTCTTGCGGTTAATACGATGCGCCTTTCTGTGGCTGGCCATGTGCTCCCGATATTCTGGGCTTACGTCATGGGCTACTTCCCACAGCGGCCCCTGCCCTCGTCGCAACCAAGCCAATAAATCTTGGCAAGCCGGCGAGCTAAGAAGGAGCAGGCGACAGCCTGCGTCCGTCGGTTGATCAGAGCTATGCACCGACTTCATCCGACCAGCTTGCCCTTCAATGTAAAAGTATTGGCGTTCTTCGCCCTTGATCGCCGTCCATCCGTAACGTGCGGCGATGCGGTAGGTGTCTTGAGTTTCGTATCCTGAGTCGATGCACGTATGAATGTTCTTCACGCCTAGCTCGGCCAGCGTGTGAGCCACGTCCTCGATCGTTCGCCGGCGGCCTTCCTCAATCAGCCTGCTTGATCCATCCCTGGCAAACGCACGCACGACAAACCAGAACTCGTCGATCTGCCTGTCGATTGCCGCCAGCTTAATGTGATCCGTTTCCCATTCCTGCTTTTTGGCAAAAGCTCCGGGCGGAATGTTGTTTAGCTCGTTGTCGTCAAACTGATCCTCCCAAGGCATCGCACTCCATCCGTTCACCCAACCTTGCAAGCCGTGCAGATAATGTTTTTCCGTCAAAAACTTTTTAGCGCAATCCGCAAAGGTAATCGTCGGTGAGTACCAGCTCGGCAGGCGGAACGATCGACGGCCAACCTCCGAGCTTGCGTTTGCCGCCACCCACTTACCTTGCTCGATCGACTGTCGGCGATTGCGTTCACTCCACGGTGCGTCGCACTTAGTGCAGTAGTAAGAGGCCGTTTCAGTTACCTTTCGCATATCCCATTTCCCATCCTCCGATCGTGCCGTTTCATCCCATCGGATCTGCCCAAACTCCATCGCCTGAAACTCGCCGCAAGCATGGCAAGGGACGCGGAAAGTTTCCTGCGTCCCGGCTTGGTAATTGATCCAGATGTCGCCGGTGTTCAGCGTCGGGGTAGACGTCAGAACGTGCTTACGTTGTGGGAACGCCTTTGTCCGTTCCAACGCCAGGGAGTAAGCGGCTGCGTCCTTTTCGGATGGAGCTGCAAAAGAATCCAGCTCGTCCAGAACAGCGATGCAGATCGGGCGTGAACTAAGATTGGCCGGACTGTTACTGCCAACCAGAGAAAGCGTCATCGTTGCAAACTGCATCTCTAGGATCTTTAGGTCGTCCAGATCCTGCGGGAATAGTCGCTTTACTGGTTTGCACTTTTCAAAGATCGGAGTCAGTCGCGTCTCACTGTACGACCTAGCAAGATCCGCGTTTGGCATGACGAGTAGTGCAGGCGCGGGATCGTTCGCAATCCTGTACGCCAGCCAGATGGCGAGCGTCAGCGTCTTGCCTGTCTGCGATCCCCAGCAAAGCGTCACCGTATGCACGCCAGGATCGGCAAGTGCTTCCAGTACCCCCCGCACGTAAGGCGTCCAGGTCGTGTTATATAAACCCGGCCGAGCCGTCAGCCTGCTATCCAGTTGGATGTTTCGCTCCGCCCACTCGATCACCCCTGGCGGCTTTTCGTAATGCCAACGGATCCGTGCTCGTCGGCGCAGCTCGTCTTGAGCCTTGGTCACAGAGCTGCCTCTACCTGGCGCATGATCTGCCCGACTTCGTTCTCGACCTCGGCCTCAACCTCAACCGCTGGGCGATTGGCACAGATCGGCGCCAACCGCTTTGCCATTCCTTTTAGTAGTGGCACAAGTGCGTTATCCCTTGCGGCCAGTACCTTGTCGGCTTGATCCACCGGCACCATCGTGCCCTCTGCTTGGTCGATGTCTGGCCGGTCGCCCTTCATGCGGCGCAGTGCTTCCACTAGCTTTGTGTAGTTACTGATCAGCTCAGAGCGGTCGGCCCTTGTGTCGTCCTTGGCTGATTCGCCCAAGCTCGCTGCCAGATCCTCAAGCCGCTGGATCTCCACGTCCAGCCCGCCGCCCTTCGCCTTCACGAGCGGCTGGGCCTCCACCCTCTTACGCTGTAGGTAGACGGTGGCACGGGATTTACCAGTAGCCGCCATCGCCCTCTTCACGTCGTGATTAACTGGCCTACCCATAAGACACAATTATTGCGGGGCTACACTCAAGGAATTTACTCGAGTCGTTTCCAC